ATGTTTTGACAGGTTCGGTTACTCCACATCAAGGTGGATTGATAGTAAATTATAATTGTGAGTCTAAACAAGGATCTTGTTCAGGTGCTGTCTGGAAAAGACATGAACATGGTAACTTGTCAATTATCGGCTTCCATTGTGCTTATAATCGTGGTTTGGATATGAATTCTTTTTATCCAGTATCAGGAAGATTGTTTAAAAACTTGTCCGAGGGGACTGTGTTTTTAAACTAATTAATTATCCCCCTCCTCTCCCCTGGGAACCTCAAAAAACTTTTTCTTTTTATGATTCTATTGGAATGGGGTTGGAGATGAGGGGACTTCTTGATCGCCCAGGTGTAAATACTCCTTTTTTAACTACACCTTCTCCTGCTTTTAATAAATTTAAATGGAAGTTTGCTTCCTTTGTGCGTCGTCTTCCTTCTCTTAGACGCTATCATTCCGGCCCTAAATTTGGGACGATGAAATATTCTTTACCTAAAACTGACAAAAGTCAGTCTCTTCAAATGCTTCAATCTTATGAAGCTGTTGTGGGTCAATATCAACAAAAATATGGTCCAACTGAACCAAATTTTGATGCGGCTTATATGAATAAAAATCGCTATTGTCGCGATCCTTATCCAGAGCAAGATTTGCCTTTATCTTGGCATATTATGTTTCAAGATGCAATTAGACAAACCAAGAAAAGGTTTGAACCTTTTTTAAAGGGCGCTAAATCAATGTCATATGAGCAAGTTGTAGAAGAACTTGATTTTAAGAAATCCAATGGTCATCCAGATCGTTTTTATTTTGCTACTAAAGGGCTTTGGGTTAAATCAAATGAGATAGGTCATCAATTCTCGAAAGACACAAAAGAATGGAAACCTAAAGAGGTTATTGGCAAATATATTAGCGCTATGTCTGATGAGAAAACTGCCTTCTACATTCCTTGGTTAGACTGCCAAAAAATTGAAATTAGGTTGTTGGAGAAATTGCTCCAAAACAAAATTAGAACTTTTAATTGTGCTTCTATAGAAAACGTTATTGCTATGAATATGTTATGTTTGGATTTAAATCAAAATTTTTATATGATGGGTTCTAAATTAAATTCTTGGATAACTGTAGGAGCTACAAAATTTCTCGGTAGTTGGAACACCATGATTCAGAAACATCTTAAGATAGGCGAATGTAATTCTTTTTCTATTGATGGAGGCCAGTGGGATGCTCGTATGTTTGTTATGTTATTATGGGCTGTTCAAGAACTTCGACAACATTGGTCTGATTTGGATAAAAAATAAAAATTTTTACTTCAGATGTTGTATCTTTGTATGATTCATCGTATTGTTTATGGTGAATGGGGAGATTTAATATGGTTATTCCTTGGTAATCCCTCTGGCAGTCCAAATACTATTGTTGATAATTCACTTGGTTTTTGTATTCTTTGGCAATGGTGTTGGAATATTCTTCTTCACCTTGAGAATGAAAGACGATTTCGAGCTAAAGAGCAAATTCTCCAAAATACTCAGGCATTGATGGATAAAAACATCTGTATTAGCAATTGTGGTGATGATGTTTTATTAACTATTTCTAATGATATTATGTCTTGGTTCAATATGCCTGAAATAATTTCAACTATGTCTCGCTGGGGTACTAAAATAGAGACTGATGACTTAAACCCAAAACATCCTTCTAAATGTGTGTATTTATCTTCTACTTCTGAAATGATGAAAGGTTTTTGGATTCCTTCTCCTAATTATGATAAAG